ATCCAATACTATCATATGATCATATCCATAATATATGTAACATGATGGTAGAAACGGAGTTACTTGCGGGTGTGATACGCTTCGTTTCTGTAATTATGTCCATCAAAAGATTTATATAACTCAATAAATAATTTCTCAACTTTAATTAGATGCCAGAAATACCAGTTGTAAATTATGGTAGAATGGAGCGACTCAGGCCTCCTGAAAGTACATTTTTGCCATTAAATGCAAATACATTTTGTCTTATTTTTATAGTGTTATGTGGTTTAGGTTTATACAAACGATCTGTATCGATTAGTCAACAACGTGTGCGATCTTATACTTGATACACTTATCAGGGGATAGGTAAATATCCTTCTTCATGAGTCGTTTAAACTTCTTCTCGGGAATGTCAGTCTTTGACATGTACATTTTCTTGAGCATTTTCATAAACTTTGCGGAGGTCTTCATCTCATTGCGAAGATCCTGGAAATTACCCCAAAACTCAGTAGTAAGCTGGTGAATCAGAAGGTATGCATTCTTCCCTATGCGACGTTCTGAACCACCCAAGAATACAAATGTAGCCGCACTACAACAAGAACCTTGAGCGATGGTGACAACCTTGACCCTAGAGCGCTCGAGTACATTCATCATGTTTAGACCAGAGAATATGTCTCCACCGTCACTCATGATAGATATGCGAATTTGTGGTTCGTAGCCAACAAGTTCAGCCTTTTTTTTCAATAGCTCAATTTCAAGCTTCTTAAACTGTAAAACAAATTCGAGTGCGTTGTCCCTATCAATGTCTCCGTAAAATAATATTTCATTTCCGACGACCTTTACAGATTGGTTCTCTTCGATTAGTTCTTTCGGATCATCTTCTGTCGTAGGCATTCTTCAATGCTTTCTTTACTCTTGTTACGTCCTTCGATTTTAAGCCATTTCCGACAGCGAGATGATTGATAACATCAAAATCTTGAGGTGTAATTTTATACTCAAGCAGTGGTTCCAAGTCTCCACTTTCCGCATATTTCTTTAATAGGCACAATTCTTCTATACCTAGACCCATCCTAGATTTTTTACGAATTTCAGAAAACTTCTGTTTTCTCATTTTATAATTTCCTAATTTCGTCCAACAACTTCCTGGGCGTATCTTATTTCTATCAAGTGGTTCACCGAGTACCGACTTTGGTATCGTCAAGGCGAACAATACAAAGTAAGGCATGAGTTGCCAATTACCCATCTGATAAATATGAGTATCAAACACGTCAGCGAATGAGAACGAGTCTGTACATGAAAGAACATCCACACCTTTAGAATCTATGTAATTCTCCTGGAAGATGTCCCACATATGCCCATGTTCAGGGATACTATCACGAATTTCAATAGGATTTGGGTCACTTAGTACATCATTTATAAACTCTTTAGGGGTCTTAAAATTGTCTATATCACTATATCCTTCCATATAGGTGAAAAAATTTCTAATATTTCCTTCTGATCGAAGGGCAGCCATATAAGTATCATTTCCGCGATCATCGACGAGTGTCATTAGAACATTTGGACTATGTCGCGGTACCATTACGGTTTCAAAATTTGGAAACATACACATAGTTGTCGTCGTAACAAGTAAACACCCGCGTGTAAGTTTGTTTCCATCTGAAACCTGCTCAATAATAGATTTGAATGTAGTATCATAGTTATCGATATATACATGTTTTTTAGAAGGTTTGATAAACGGTAAAAAGTGAGAATCCCGTTTTAAATGATGTGGTAACAATTCGATATTGTTTGTACCTTCGAGAACAGTATCAAGAATAAATGTTTTACCAACACCAATCGGGCCACATATAAACACGTTTTTACCTTCACTTATATAACGCCGAATGAGTTCAATTTGTTTTGTATGTATCGTCGTTACAACGGGGGATTTTTTTTGCTCTACTATTTTAATGAAGGAATCCATTGATGATCTTACTAATCAGGCCATAGATTTGGTGCTTCAAAATGACGCACTACATAAACGTATCGTAGAACCTTTAAGAAGGAAAATTCTACCATTTGTGATATGTTCAATTCTTACCAATGTCGCGATGTTTATTCTTTTGGTGTACCTTGTTCGACGTCCGTCTCTTCTTCCACTTCTCCACCCTCTTCCTCTTCCATGAACTCTTCCTCTTCCTCTTCCTCTTCCTCTTCAATAGGAGGTGCCAAGTAATCACCAACTTTCTCGAATGGTGTATTTTTTGTTATAGCTCGGATAGGTTCTATAGTTTTTGGCATTTTTAACAGTGGGATAGGACGGACATTCAATATCTCTGGTTTCGTAAATACACCTTCTATTGGATAGTCTTTCTCAAATGTTTTCAATATTTCTTTGGGGATTGGGGGGGACTGTTCCAACAGACTTTCGTATATTGATTTACATTCGTTCACAAACATGAGACCCTCCTTACTACGCTCAATACGGGGAAGGGCTAACTGGAGGCGAATGTTTCTAGAAAGTCCACCATGTCCCAGTGCAGATGTCCTGTGGTTTTCCATGAGTTCATTTATTTTTAGGAATTGCATGATTGTTGCGATGAGACCAGCTATGAGGTTCATACCACCAATAACGGCGGGTACTCCACCCTGTATACTTACTGGGAACGAACTTTGAGCAAAATTTGCCGTACCCGTGATTGTCGAAAGTACAATTACAGGCAAACTAAAACGTAGACTTAATTTTTTATAAGTTAGAAAAGCGCGATGATGCATGTACCGATAACACGCTGATGCTTCACCCCATTGGCGTAGCACATTTTCGTGATATTCGTTCCACATTTCTTCCATATTAATATCTTCGGACATGTTATAGTAGATGAATATAATATTTCTCATCCATTTTATTTTTTTGATTGGAATTATTGTAGTACCCTTTACAAATGATCGTCGAAGTCTAGAATTTTATTCGATTCTCATCCCATTCATTTTTTACCATTGGTCAGTCAATGACGATACATGTGCATTGACCCAAGCTGAAATGGCTTTAACAGGACAGAAGAAAGAAGAAACATTCATGGGTCGTGTCGTCGGACCAATTTATAAGATGGAAGAGAATGAGATCAATCATCTTACAAAAACAGTGTTCTTCGTTCTATGGGGTTTTGTTCAATATAGATTGGGTCACTTTGATAACATCATCAAAGATAGTTTCAAGGTTTGGAGAGGTAACAAAATTACCGCACCCACGGTTTAACTCCGTTTGATTAGTTCTTGAACACGTTTCATAAATTCCTTGTTACGCTTTATCTTGGGGTCAGCATTAATGATACGAAGAAGAGCCGCAGATGGTATTTTGGGTGAATTACCTTTAGATCTGGGTGTAACTTTCAATTTTTTACGCGCATCCTGAATTTGTTTTACGCTAGGCATTTATTGTAAACCAACAAATTTAAATTTATCGAATAAATGAACACATGATCTAAAATTGTCATATACAATCATACATAACGCATCAGCTATATCATGTTTCCTTTCATATTGATCCATCATGTTGCTACTAATATACTTTTCCGATATACATACAGTCCTCTCTTTACGTTCGTCATAATTAAGATGTCTCATACCAAAATGAACATGCATGCTCACAGGTGAAACTAATGTAACCTTCTCTTTGAACATGTAATGTAACAAAATTTCTATATTTTGAAATCCACCCGGTGGTTGCCTTTCAATAAGTATTTTATCGGCTTTATTGAAAAGTTCTATATGATCGTCTACAAATAAAGGAATTAAGTCTACGAAATCATTTGACTTTATATACTTATAGTCTCCTAAACTAGCTTTCTTTACGTATTCTACCGTGATTTTAGGACCACTTAAAGACTCAGCTAATACTAGTCCCATATTATGATATCCAATATCTATGGCCAGTACCTTCATATCTTTATGTAAAAGATTTTCCTTAACTATAGTAAATGAAGAGTAAGATAAAAACACATGTACTTTCGAGTGTATTAATTGTGGCGGTATTGGCACTGGTATATATGTGGTACAATCCCCGTATTGTGAAAGTTGAGACTAGAAATGAACTACCAATGTCACCTCGACCAACAGCCGTGCGTCGTGACCCCGAATATAGAGGTCCCCCAATAAAAAAATACAAACCTGGGCAGATGCAACAAATGGGACTTATCACAGGAAGTGGTGATGTGACTATGCCATTATACGGGAAGGAAGTTCCAGGGCGACGTGACAGATATCACTATTATACCACAACCCCTGGTCAGCAAATTTACCCAATTCCAGTGAGTCACAACGCTCGCGATTGTATGGAAGATGTAGGGTGCCAAGAACTTTATGGAAATGAAACAGTCTCAGTTACTGGTAAGACTGGTTCATTTAGTGTAAAGATGTATCGTACCGATAATTTCTTTTAAACTTTAGCGAATTTTCGCCCCTGCCCAGCTAGTTTACTGCTCGAACAACATGAACAGCAACATAATAGCAACATAGCCGGGAAAAATGACGGTGGAAATGGTATAGGGAATCCTGGATGAAGTGAGTAAAATGTATATCCCATGCGAAGCATCACAAGAGAGCAAATAAAACTACATAACATAATTCCGGCTGAAATAGGTTTAGGTTTACCTTTTGATGATATATCTGGAATGGGACTTATAAAAAACCAAAGTGAAGATAGTGCTGAACCCATAATTCTATAATTACTATATACTGAGAAATTAATAAGTTTTAATACCCACCAATCCATATAGCATTTGCTGAACAAATCTTAACGCAGCGGAAAATGTTGAGCACCCACAACACACCATAGCAGCCGTGATTAATGATGTTTGTTCTTGCATACTAGAGAGATACATCATAACAATGATATTTATTACCAAAGTGGAAGACGTCGAAGAAGCTAAAGGTAAAGCTTGTTTTCGAGACATGGTTATTTATAATATTAACAGAAATTATTTCTCAAATTTTGGGTTGTAATTATATCATATTCTCTATGCTGAAGATTGGAACCTACACGGAGACTTGATTTAATAATTATAAGCTCTTTGATTGTGGCATCATCAAGATGTTTAAAAAAATTCATTTTCGCTTCCATGTCATCAAGTTCGTGATGTTCTTTCCGAGCTTGTACATACGGCCATGTATGTTTTCTCAAAGATGAAACCTCTTGTTCTAATTGTCGTATTCTAGGAAGGAGTACTTTAGTGATCATAATTTTCATTTCAATCACATCACTCATCATATTTGACACACGTGTATGATCTTTAATGTATAGATATCAGGAGAACAAAACATTAAATATTGATATAAAGTATATGCAGTATAAAGAGCTGAAAGAGAAGGCTAAGAAAATGGGTCTACGCGTGACGAAAGATGTTCGGGGAAAACGTGTAAAACTGACAGGTAAAGAAATTCGCGCGAAACTCAGGTTAAATTTGGAAAATAGTGTAAAAAATGCTCAACACGTAATTCGTATTTGTAAGACTATAATTGTAAATAGTCCTCAAACTACAACTCGCCCAGGTGCTCCACCCCCTCCACCACCACCACCTCCTCCACTCAGGAAACCGATCGTAAATTCTAGTCGCGCAAAACTCATGGCTGAATTGAAGAACACACTGAAAAAACGTGCTTTGAAAAAATAATATTACTAATTAGTATATTACGACCATGGCTAATAATAACCAGCCCGCGAACAACACTCTCAACAACGGTGCCATGAAGCTCCGTGAGATCGCTCTCAAATTAGCGACTGACGCTATTAACAAGGCGCGTGCTGCTGGCAACAACGCGAAACCCGACAACAACGCGAAACCCGACAACAACGCGAAACCCGCCAACAACGCGAAGCCCAACAACAACGCGAAGCCCAACAACAACGCGAAGCCCAACAACAACGCGAAGCCCAACAACAACGCGAAGCCCAACAACGGCAACAACAAGCCCAACAACAACGCGAAGCCCAACAACGGCAACAACAAGCCCGCCAACAACGCGAAGCCCAACAACAACGCGAAGCCCAACAACGGCAACAACAAGCCCGCCAACAACGCGAAGCCCAACAACGGCAACAACAACGCGAAGCCCAACAATGGCAACAACAAGCCCGCCAACAACGCGAAGCCCGCCAACAACGGTAACAAGAAGCCCAACAACAACGGTAACAAGAAGCCCAACAACAACGGTAACAAGAAGCCCAACAACAACAAGCCCGCTAACGCGTAAAGCTTAAAAAATATAGTTGTATTCAAGTAATGCGATTGAAGGACGTCAAGAGAGTTCTAGAGGGATGGGATGGAACTAATATGGATGATGCATATGAGGTTATATCAAAGTACGCAATTGATATGCGAAGAAATGATAATGAAATTACTGAAGAATTCGTAGAGAATTATTTGGGTAAAGAACTCTACGAACGCCTTGAGACGATGATTACATTTTTCAAAAAAATAGAATCTCTCAAACGAGATTTAAATTAAAACGTTTTTTCATAAACGTTTTCACACCTTTAACATCGGGAAAACTCCAGAGATACCAACGTGACCAAAAACCGGCCCCGTTGATACCGCTTAATTTCCAATCCTCTTTATCACTCCGATTTACATTTAACATCATATTATGAATCGTATTCGGATCTTTCTCTGCTAGAATTCGTTTAGGTATCTGACCACCATGACGTGAAATGTATGATCTCATACGTGAAGGTGTCTTGTGTTTGGTGTAGTCTGAATATCCTCTTGCACCAAAATCAACAGTTTTACCAGTTTCTAAAATTGCCCTGAACTTCTTTTTGGGATCAGGGCTACGAATGACTTTGACACGCATACTTGATATGTGTAAATATTTTACTTACCGCACCCACATGCACCCGAGGCGCAATAATGTTCCTTCTTCTCGGCACCTGGGAAGAGGAAGAGCTTTTCGGGACCACGTTCAACGCGATAGAGGTGGTCATACATGTGGAGGAGGGCGATGGTGAGAGCCAATGACCCGACGACGACACCCTTAACCTTGCGAGCCATGAACGCATACGCGACAATCACAGCGGCGATAATCATCTGAACGATGGTCATCTGGGGAATTGCGGGCATCGTGAAACGATCCTTCATTTCCTTTGTTTCAGTGGTGGGAGCGGGGGCGTACATAGAGGTCTTTGGGGTATAACCTGGCATTTATTATGTATGGAGAAAATAATGTGGTATATGACTATAATTCCATTTGTTTTGGTTTGCCATGATTTTATGAAATTACCCATAGATAAGTTGTATTTCAATAATTGGAAAAGACCATTTGTAGGTATGAGAAATACCATGATAGATTTTATAGCTCATTCACCTGTATATTCACCCTGGAACTTTAAGGGTTTATGGTTAATCAAAGCACATTACAAGGAGTTACGTAAAGAATTCGAAGAAGTTTCTAAAACTCTCAAGAAAACAATGTATCATGATATAGATCCATGGTTCGAAAAGAATGATAACTATTACCGTTATAAGTTTGATAATTTCCCTAAACTAAAAAGTATTATCAAACAAATACCATGTATTGATGAGGAGACGGCATCGTTCGCGGTCGTGGAAGGTCCAATGACCATACCACCACATCGGGCTGAGACAAATCATTTACTACGATACCATATCACAATATTAGGGGACGGTGATTGTACCCTTTATACGGAGCAAGGTGCACATGTTCATAGAGAGGGTGAATATTTCTTATTCGATCATTCGAGATATCATGAAGTTATTAAAACTGGAAACTGTAAAAGAGTTGTACTTATACTTGATGTAAAAAGATTTTAGTAGTATATTGTATGAGATTACCAATTATCATATTCATAATCCTACTGATACCATTTCTTTTGAATTTATGGTATGGATATCTCAAGCCAGCACAGAATGGGAAATTTCAACAGGTTGATTGTTCGATGATATCTAACACTTTAAATCCGTATGTGAATGACATTATACATGTCGCACAACAGTATGGTAATAAGTCGACTTCGGCTATAGTGGAAGGATATAAAATCAAAAGGTCTACGATCAAGGAAAAACTTCCTTATGTATTCAATATCATAGACGAATATGTATCTTCTGTCAGGAGTAATAAAACGAAACCAGCTGACTGTGAAAAAGAGCAGTATTGTTGGTTCTTACGATTATATAATCAGAGTGGACATTACATCGATTGGCACTTTGATAACAATTTTACCAATGGTATGCGAAACACATACGTCTGTAACATATTCACCAGTGAGGGTAACACGTCACATTTAATGACAAGAGATCGAAATGATCGAGTAAAAATTAATGAGAGTAAAGCTGGACAAGGTGTTGTATATAACGGGAGTGAAGTGAAGCATTCTGTATCTAAACAGAAAAATGGATGTACCCGTATTTCTCTCATTATACCACTATACGAAAACGATTCCGTGACGATACTCGGGTGGTTTCGTAGATTGGCACGTGATATTTCTGATAATGTATTTAAACTATAAATGATTGTGACACACAGCAATATACATATCACTTCCACCGATGAGCTCGAGAGTTGTATCATCGACAATACGTTTCGTAAACGGACCCGATGTACCATCGTTACAATGCATACAAAGGGCAGAAAGTTTCGTTACGTCACCCGCGAGTGGGATACAGTCTAGGATTTCCCCCCATTTTCTCTGAAATGCATCACCATCTAGACCTGCGAGTATCACAGACTTGTTAACATGTAGACAACACTCCACAAACTTTTTTAACCGTGGAAAAAATTGGGCTTCATCTATAGCTATGATATCAGCTTGATCGAAATCGTGTGTATTAATAATTTCGAACAAATCAAATACTTTATGGCAATTGAACTTTACATTATCATGTGTTTTTAGAACTTCTTCATGGGACCTTACATCTTTTGCAGAATTTATAACCATGATATCCTTTCCTATCACTTTTAGACGCTTAAGTCTGCGGATAAGTTCTGATGTTTTACCTGAAAACATATTTCCCATAATAATTGAAAGCCCCATTTCCCTGACTATTATAATATTGTATTTTTTATATGGTTGATTATCATCGGGCTTTATTTGGTGGCCACAAGGGCTACTACAATCCCAGTACGGGTTATGTCCGATTTGGTAAAATTACATATCCGAATATTGCCACGGCTATAAATCATCTCAGTGTAAAGTAGATGAAACACGAAGGTCTTATTTACAGTAGATGGCTGTGGACATTATCGTTATTATACTATTATGGTATAAATCCTTATTCACCTCTATTACCTATGATTGGAGCGATCACTTTCTGCCTTTATATCGTACTACGTAAATTTCCGGATAAATTTCATTGGACCAAAAAGGCATTTGTATTGTTGGTCGAATTTTTCTTTGCGTATCTTGCTTTTATAAAAGATCCAAGTAGGTCATTATTCAATATGGGTGATTTATCTTTCAATTCTATAATTCTATTATTTTACCTACTCGCGGTTAAGTTGAATGGTACATCGATAGAGGAGATATATTTCAAAATTATACCAGAATTTCACATAGTGGAAGAAACCTTAATGGAACATTTCAAAAGAATTCTTAGTACTAAGTAAGATGTCTCTCAGCGATGCTCGGATTACTAAGAAGGTTGAAGAGTTGCGTAAAACGCAGGGTAAGATCTATGCACCCCTCAAGTATTTCAGGGGAATTACAACTCTCAAGGGGGTTGAGACTCGCTATAAGAAGATGCTCAAGAGTGACTACAAGGGATTCAAGACAGACAAAGGACAGAAGACAAAAACCTCCTCCTACACCCAAAAATTTAGGAAGATGTATCCGGGAGCAAAATCCCTCCCTGAAATTGCTAAGGCTACTAAGATTCCTCTAAAGAC